TCACATCGTCCTCTCAAGCAGGTCGCATTCTGACGGGACATATTCCGCCTTCGGGTCTACGAAATAAGTTCGGCCGATCTTTTTCGGCTGCGGCGAAATGCGGCCATCGTGGACCCATCGAAGCAGCGTGCTAGGGTGAAACGTGTTTTCGCCGAAAACTATCACTGCCCATTCAGACAGCGGAATCAATCGCGGCATGATGCATCCCCTCGATTTGCGTTCGATGTTGTTTGCTACTCGTCCTGCTCATCGCCGCACCAGTCGCAATCGGATGCTGGCGCAATGCCGTGGCGGCAGGTTTTTGGCTCGTCGTCGTATGCGGCGTCCGGCTCGTCCCAGTCGTCATCTTGTTCTTCGATCATTGGATATTCCTCTCTTTGCTCGGCTCATTGATGAGCGCACGAATCGTCCTGGCGAGGCTTGCTGCGCAGTCCATGTGCTGCATCAACTCGATCAGCCGAGCTCTCTCAACAACCAGATCGCATTGATACGCCGCGAGCTCATACGCCTCGCGCTCGATCGCTTTGGCGAAGCCTCGGTAGTTGAAGTCCTCGAAGGTGTCATGCATCGAATAGCGGCGGCACGTGAATTCTGCCTTGAGCGCGTGGATCTTTTCTGTAGTTAGCATGGGGCGTCCTCGTTGCTAGACGCGGCTCAGAGCGCGTATGGCGTCGGCACACTCCGACATGGACTTCATCGCGCAGCTGCATCGTGTCGGCGAATGGCGTTGGATTTCCAAGACCGCTTCCAGCGCCCGTTCTAGTGCTTGGTGCTCGAAGTGCTTATCTAAGCCGCGTTGCGCCATCAGGCGTTCGACCATTCGTTTGTCGATGATGGTTCGTGGGGCGACACCGCTTCTGCGTGCGGCTTGCCACCCGATCCATCGGTTGTTCAGCCACTCCAGGTAAGTGCCGTCCTCGTATGTCGCATGCTCCAGCGCCTTCTTCGTAAGTTTCAACGAGAGCATTGCAGTCTCGAAGGCTTTACGCTCATCCATGAATTTGCTTAGTTCTTCGTCGGTCACTTTCCGCTCTCCTTTGCCAGTTCGCCAGCGAAGTTGAACAGGTCGTCATCGCAGTGAAACGACCAGCCCTTTTCTTCGCTCCATCCGTCGCCGTGTTCTTCGGCCAGCGCCATAACGCGCGTCCAGTCGATGTTGTCGGGCAGGTGCGCAGCCGATTCGCCACCGCCAAAAGCCATCTGTGCTTTCTGCCATCGATTCGGCTCGTTACTCGCCCCGGCTGCGTCGATAGCAGGGGAAGCGGTATTCTCGTCGCACGCGAAATTGGCCCATTCTTCAGCCATCGCATCGGGAAGATAGCCCTTGTTTTCCGCTCGTTCGAGCGCGGCAATCAGCGCATCGAAGTGTTCATTGACTCGCACCAGCTTCCATCCTTGCGGCTTCGTCCCCGCTGTGTCGGAGAAGTCTTTCCCGGTGAGTTCCTTGAACCGCTGCTCGAATACGGGCAAACAGCGCTTGGCGGCATCAATGTCTTGCGCGCTAACTTCCCCCGCTGTGTCGGCGATCACTGGGGCGGATGCGGCGGCTTCGATGGCACCAATTGCCGCGTCTGCGATCTCAGCTACGCGCGAGTCATCCTCGGCCACAAGCGAGAAGTCGTCAGCGCTCATCGTGCCGTAGCCCCATGCGCGCCATACGCGCAAGCAGTCGTAGGCATCGCCCAAGGCTTCAGCTACCGCGTCGCATACTGCTTGGCGTTGCTCGTCGGTCAGTTCCATTCTCTTTCTCCAATCTCTCTCGCTATGGCGGTTACGAGGCGGCGAACAAATCGCCGATCGCCTTGCGCGCGCGGCGTGTCTCGCGTGCGGTCCGCGCGTGATGCTCGGCGTCATAACCGAGATGACATCTCTGGCACCAGCAGCGCAGGTTGCTGAGATCACAGTTTTCCGGAACATGGTCAAGATGCGCTGTAGTGAGCACTACCTTGCTGCCGGTCTCAGGATGCGGCTGTCCGTTCTCGGCGCGGCAATCAGGCCACTTCGGCGAGCCCTCGCAGCAGTTGCCAGATCGCTCTCGTACGGCAGCAACAATAGCCTTCCAGTTGGCTGGATAACGGGTTCGGTTTTCAGGCTTGATCGGCATGGCTGTCTCCAAATAGATCGCCCTGAAGCTTGCCCTTGCTCGACTCCGAAAGGTGCGCCGGGCAGAAGTGTGCATCGGTGCCGACCTGGTGCGCGTGCACGGCACACAGGTGCCGATCGCAGGTCTTTCCGGTCTTCGTGCGAAAGTCGCATTGAAACCCGCTTGGCACGCTGCATCAGTCGACGGAGCAGCGCTGCACACGCTTGCGACCTCGCGTGCAGACGATTCCGGATATGCCGCCGGGGAGGCGGAAGGGCGTACAGGGCATGGCATCATCTCTTCTTGTAGGTCTTCGTGAATGCAACGTCTACGGCATGGCCGCGAGCGCGGATGACGTTCGCGAGTTGCGCGCGGTCATAGTGACTGGCCGTCGCCTGCCGTAACAGACCGAAATAGGAGTTACCGACTTCTAGCAGCTCGGTTGCTGGCGTGCATGCGACGCGTCGCAGGGCTTCGTTCCGCGTCCGCTTCCGCGTCGCACGGTGCCACGGCTTGATGACTTGCCCGACAAAATCGACGCCGCGCGCGACTGGCTGCAGGATCGTCTTGCGCGGATTGATCCGCACGCCAAGATGCGCCGGCAGGAACGCTGTCACGTCCTCTAGGATCTCGTTCAAGCGTGCCGCTGACTCATCGAGGAACAGAAAATCGTCGACGTATCGGATGTAGTGCCGCACACCGAGAATGTGCTTCGCGCGCTGGTCGAGTACGTCGAGATAGACATTCGCAAAGAACTGGCTCGACAGGTTTCCGATCGGCAAGCCGAGATGCGCAGGCTGTCCGATCAGGCGTTTGTGAGACGGCACGCGTTCCATCATCGCCGGGGCACCTCGGTAGACGAAGTCGGCCCGTGGATCGTGCATCAGCACGAGCTCGGTCAGACTGCGCCAGAAGGGCTCGCGGATCTTCGAGAGAAGCAGATCCAACACAATTCGTTTGTCGATGCTGACGAAGAAGTTCGCGAGGTCGCATTTCAGGTAATACGCTGGGCGCGACCAGTTTTGCGTAATCGATCGAACTTTCGCTTCGAGGCGCCGCGCTGCGTAGAGCGTCCCGCGACCCTTGATGCACGCGCACGAATCGGCGATGAACGATCGCTCGAAGAACGGTCCGATGCGGTTGTACAGCAGGTGATGCACGATGCGGTCGCGAAATTCCGCCGCCCACACTTCGCGCGGCTTCGGTCTCGTGATGACGAAGCAGATCGAGCCGCCAGGGCGATACCTTCCATCGGCTAGCTCGTCGTGCAGTTCGCGCAAATTGCGTTCGAGGTTCATTTCGAAGGAGAGCGCGGCATTGCTGTTGCGCTTCGTGCGCCGACAGTCGAGATAAGCCTCGACGAGGTCGGCGAACGTAAAACCATCTTTCCAATCTGCGGACGGCGCGGGCGCGGAACTCATTGTTCTGTTCGTTGTAGTTCTGGTTGCCGTTGTTGAAGTTCTGATACCAAGCCCAGCCGGATGTATCGTGCTATCTACATCGCCCGGCCGATCGCTCGGCCGGGAAACTGCGCCGGACCGTGCCGCACTCCGGCGGTCGGTATCCGTGATGCGCATGGCGGTGGCCTCGTGAGCCAGCGGCACGACCAGATTGAAAGATCGCTCAGCCATGGAAGCCTTGGCCTCCACGGTGCGGGCGACTTGCGGCGTTTTTCCAGCCGTTGGCCTGCTTCCCGATGCTCGTCGTCTGCTCGATCGCACCGGCGTAAGCCGGGCGGGCGATCAAGCGCTTGTCCATGCCAAGCCGAAGAAGCAACTCGATAACCTGTAGGCGCTCGATCAGCTCATTGAGATGAGGCGACTTGTCGGTCGCGACGTTGGCGCGGAACACCAGCACCATGATCTCGATGCATTCCGCGCTGATCTTCTCGCCGATGGAGCGCTTGAAGTCGCGGGGCATGTTCTTGACTAGGTCGGTCACGACATCGAGCAGCGTATATGCCGCTCGATAAATGGGCAGTTGGGTATGCAGTGCCACGGCGTTTTAAATGATCAAATTACTGAAGGGATAAAACCTGCGGACGGCGCGGGCGCGGAACTCATTGCTCTGCCCGTCGTAGTACTGGCGGCCGTAGGTGAAGTGCTGATACCAAGCCCAGCCGGAGTTTTCCTCGTGCTGTTGGCCCGACCAGTACCAGGCGCCTTCGAACTCCTCCTTCAGGTTGGCGAACAGGAGCGATTGCTCGCGGCGCGTCGGCAGTTCACCGCCTTGCTCAGCGGCCCATTCACCGGCACGCTTCCATTCGGCGTCTTCGATCTCGCCAGGCAGCAAGATCAGGTGGTAGTCCGCTTCGCGTTCATCGCCGAGCACGAGACCGGCGTAGCGCTCACCGGGCGCAAGGGGAATCTTGACGCCTGCAACAACGTATTCCGTCGCTTTCGGTTGTTTCTTGAACTCTTCGATCATGGCGCTGATACGCGCATGCTCGCTCTGGATTACTTCAAGCGTGATCGTCATTGCGATGCTCCGTTGAAAATTGATGAAGGGTTAAATCGACAATCTGCGGACGGCGCGGGCGCGGAACTCACTGTACTGTTCGTCGTAGGTCTGGTCGCCGTAGGCGAAGGTCTGACACCAAGCCCAGCCGGCATAATCTGGATCATCATCCGATGTATTTGACCAATACGCACGCTTCTGAAACTGATCACGATGATTCGCCCAGAGCATGGCCTGCTCAACGCGTGTCGGCAGATCGCCGCCGATACTCTTCGCCCATTCCACCTGCGCTTGCCAGGTGGCGGCATCGTTATCGCCGGGCAGCAGAATGACGTGGTGAAAATCGCCATTCTTATCGCCGATCACGCCAACATAGATTTCGCCTTCCACGAGCGGCGGCAGTTGAATTTGTTGCATCGTTTCTCCTTGGATGATGAAGGCCGGACGTCGCGCCGGCCCCCGGTCAGATGGCTTACGAGATGAAGGGCTCGCCGAAGAAGAACGGAGCTCCCGTCTTATCCTTGATCGTCGCAATCACGGTCGAAGACGCCGCTTCGAGGATCTTGTCGGTGCGCACGAGCTCATACCAAAAATTGAGCTTTCCGTCGCGCACGCGATATCTCAGGCGGGCGTCGACCTGATAGGGATCACCGCTCCAGAAGACGGGAATTCCGATAGCGAAGCGCTCGAACACAGCCATCTTCTGCAGTGTTTGCGCGTCATCATCTTGAACGAACGAGAGATTGACGCCGCCATTCGAGAGGCGGATGGCGCTCTTGAAGCGCATGTCTTGGGTGGCTTCGAAGGAAAGCGCCATTTCGAGCATGGCGGAGCCAGTAGGAAGCCCTGAACCTTCGACGCTCGCGATGTCGCGCAGGTTGTCTTCAATGAACGAAGCGAAGTCGGTTTGGCTCATCGGCTTCTTGTGAAATCCTGTCCAACGATTCCACTCTTCGCTGAAGGCCGGCGAGAAATGCACCAGGTGATCACGCCATGCCGCTTTATCGGCGTCTTCGCCATGATCGTTCACGATGCCAGTGAACGCGATCCTGCCCTGCGTATAGTCGGCGAGGCACCAGACGGTGGAATCGGTCAGCGAACCGTGGCGCTTCATGTACTCGATGAAGCTTTCGGTGTCGCGCACGCGAACCTTCGCGTACTTCCGCAGCGGCGTCGGCAGGAGCTTCGAATCATCCTTCTCTTCGAGATGCCAACCAGGCGGCAGTGCGATTCGGGTCTTCGCGGCGTCCTTGTTCGAACCGATGTCTATCGGTTGCTTGATCTCGCGAGCCAGAGTTTCTGCGAAGTTGTCGTGTTCAGTGAGTTCCATGGCGATGGAAGTTCCTTTTTGTTTGAGAGAGGTTTAGGACGCCGTCTTGAGCGCGACGGGTGGTGCGTCTGAAGCGCTTTCGACACGCTTCAAATCAAGCTTTTGCTGGCGTGGATCGTCCGCTAGGAGGTTTCCATCGGGCGTGGCGAATAGCATCGCCTCCATAGGCTCGTCGGCGGGTTTCTTGAGTGTCGTCTTGCCTGTGACGAGCATCGCGCCGCCTCGCGTAGCCTTCTTTACGGTCACTTCGATGACGAGCTTTCCCGTACCGCCGTTCTCGTCGATGGCGCGCACCAGGTCATTCATTTGATCGCTCGCGGTGTCGATCAGTGTTCCGCCGCCAATCAGGCGAAGGGTGTCGGTGATAGGTCTTGCTGACATGGTGTCTCCTAGGGTTATTTCTGTATCCGCGCGTGAACCACGCGCATGATTTCGATCTTGTCTTCCGGCATCGGAATAACTGGCGCGCCGTGCAGTGCCGCGAAGTACGGATCCAGCGACCGGCGTTCTTGCGCCGACATTTCCGCGTCTTCAATCGCGGACAGCATCCTGAAGAGGGGTGGTGTAACGGTCATGCGGTACTTGTCTCAAGAATCGCTGTTTGGATGTGCTCAATCAGTGCCGCGCAGATATGCGGGAATATCTCCTCGTGATAGAGCTTGGCGGACTTGTCTGTCGCTGCAGGGGCGAAGCCGAGAGTTGTGAGGCCATCGGCGGTGACCATGACAGGTGCCAGGCGCTCGTTGATCTGGCCGAGGCGCAACGTCGGTGCACCGGACGGGGTGACGTTCGCTTTAACTCCAGTCCCTACGAATCCACTCCGTGTGGCCACAGCCGGAGATGCAGCTCCAGAAACCGTAGAAGCTGTTGAACCAGACGCGGCCTCCGCAGAGGCAACTACGTTTTTTGCAGCAGCCTCGTCCGCCTTGCGCTTCGCCTCGCGCTCGTCCTCCTGCCGTTTGTGCTCCGCAATGCGCGTCGTCACTGCCAGCTTGAAGTCGTCGATCGGCTTCTGGATCAGCGGCTGCAGATCGCGGAATAGGAACATGTGCTCGACGGCGATCTCCTTGTACCAATCGAGCTTGGCGCGCAGGTCGCGCGCTGCCTCGTCGGCGGCGATCTTGCCATTGGCCAATGCGGTGTCGACCGCATCATGCAGGCTCGCGAGTGTGCGCTTGTTCTTCGCTGCCGCGACGAAGTCAGGTGCTAGCACCACGATAGAGACGATGTGCAGCTCGTCATTCAACGCTGCGACGTGATCGGCATACGCCTTCCGGCCGTCCGCGATGACTCCGGCCTTGATCTCGTCCTTCCGCTTCGTGACCAGCTTGTCGAGGCTCAGGCGCTTGTCGCGCAGTTGTGCCTTGATGAAATCGACGGTACGCATCAATTCGTCGATGCTCGACGTCTGCGCGAGCGCGGCGTTCTTCGCGACTTCTAGATCCTTCTCGGCGGCCTCGCAGAACTTGACCGTCGCTTCCGCATCGGCGAAGTCCTGATCGGTTTCGAGCGTTGTCTTGATTCCCGCGATGAAGCGCTCGGCGGCGCTGCGGAACGCCGGCAGGTTGCTGGTGACGACTTCGCCGCGGATCTGCACCGCGAGTGCGGGCAGCGCCATGATCGCGTCGGCCTGAGGCTTGTCGGCGAGCTCGTGCGGCTGATACACCGCAAGGTCGCGCTCGAACTGATTCCAGCCCGAAGTGATGCGATCGAACCATGCCAAGTTGGGCTCGATCTCGATGTGCTCGAGATTTTCGCGCGTGCCGTCCGAGACGACGAAGATGACCTTTTGTGCGCCGGTCACGAGCATGATCTGCTGGCACTGGGGCTGATACTCATCGGGCAGCACGCCCGAGCGCACGGCGTGAGCGAGATCCGTGTTCCATTGCTTATGCTCGAACGCGAGCTCGTCGTCGATCGTCAGCCCATCGCACGAGGCGGAGAGGGTGCCGAGCGAGCAGGTGACCGGGTAGAGATCCTGCCCGAGCATTTCTTCGACGATCGGCCGGGCCAGCGCTTCGACCTCGTGACCGTAGTCGAGGATGTTTTTCTGCACCCAGTCCGAGAACTCCTGCGGCGTTGCCGTGTGCTTCATGTGCAGCAACTCGTTGCGCTTGATCTTCGTGGAAAGGCCAAGCATCGCGGCGGCTTCGCTCGCGCCGAAGCGCGTCAGGCGAAATTGCCGCCATTCGTCTGAGCCCTGCGCCAGGTCGTGGGTTTCGCGTTTAGTCATTCTCATGCCCCCATGAATCGATGGTCATCTTTTGATCGTCGGTGAGCCGCGTCTTGGTCTCGATCATCTTGACCAGATCGGCTGCTGTCTTTTTCTTTTCGAGAACAAGCTTTCGCCAGCCTGGCGTCTTCTGTTTGAACTCGTCGTCAGAGCAGATAGCAGGCGCCGCGCGGGTTTCAGTAGCGGGTGCATTGCCGCTCTCGCCGGAGCTTGATCCGGTTCCGGACTGTTCCGCCTTGTTCTCCATGACCTGTTTCCAGGTCGCCTCGCCATCCTTGATCGCGCCATAGATGCCGCGCAGATCAACGAGCTCAGTGGGCGAGCAGGTGTCTAGCGAGTGCCCGAGGTAGGCCGTCAAATCCGCTGCTTTCACACCTATCTCTGCGAACGCGTCGGCGATACGCTTTCGCTCGGCGGCAGGGTCTTTTGCAGCTTCATCTTTACGAACCGCCTTGATGATCTCCTCAGCTTCGTCCTGCAAATCGCCGGGGATGATGCGCAGGCCGAGCGTGCGCATGGCCTTCGAGATCTGCGCGCCGCGCTTGTTGAGGAGATCGTCTTCGTTGGCCGGGACGGTATAGGACAGATTCCCGTAGCTGTTCTTGCGCACGGAAATGTATGTTCCGTCGTCCATCGGCTTTGAGCGCTCGACCGTCTTCGATACGCGGACATCAAGCGGGTACGTAAGGTTCGATTCGAGGTCCGTAACGCTGACGCGGTGAACCTCCTTCGAGTCGTCCTCGAAGATCATCGTCGTCTCGATTAACACATTCTTCATGCAACGGAGCGCGACTTCGACAAAGCGAATGCCGAGACCTTCAACACCTTTCCCGATCGGCTTTTTGTACCAGGCGCTTTTATTGTTAGCGAAGGTCGGACGCTTGCATTCAGCCATCAAGTCTTGGCGGACCTGATCCCAGTTTCGCGGGTTGCGCATTGCCATGATGTAGCGAGCCTCGACCATCGCCTTCGACTGGGCTGCGATGGCGGTTGACGCGGTTTCCACCAGGGCGGTTGTCGTTTCTTGCGCGCCGAACTCCTGACGCACGGAAAGTGCTGTTGACATATGACCTCAGAAAATTGGTTCGTCGGGGTGCCAAAGCACGACGCGCTTCATGTCGTCGATGTAGCGCAGATCCGTGGCCTTGAGCACGTAGAACTTGGCGTTGCGAGCTGCCCGGGCGAGACGCTCCGCTTCTGCGATCGCGCCCGCTTCCGATGTGTGACGATAGGACGGCGGGGCGCTTCCCGTCGGGCACCACACCAGCCAGAAGATCTCGTCGCGTTCCATCATTCCGACTCCACCGGCGCCGGCATCTTCTCGATGCACGCATACGGGAAGCGTTCCTTGAACGGCTTGATATGGCGGTAGAAGTGACTCCCAACGGACTCGGCTTCCTTCAGCGCCTTGAAATTCGACTCGGTGAAGTTCGAGTAGTGGTAGAGCGACGTCGGTGCGCCGGTCGCGCGATCCTTGAAGCGGATCGCGAGCGTCTCTGTCGCGGAATCCCAGCCATAACTATGTATTTGCGAAGAGTGAACTTCATCCATCCCGATGACGGGTGCTGTGGCAGTCATGTCTTTCCTTTGTGGTTTGTGATTAGAAGACGCCGCGAAAGATCGAAAACAGAGGCACGGCGAACACAGCGATAGCGATGAAGAGATAGATGCCAATGCTCATGCGATCCTCGAAAGAGTCATGCACAGCGCCATCCGGTTGTTCAACTCGGCGTCATATCCCTTGATCTCGCCCGTCAGATTTCGTGTGATAAGCCGCTGCGGGATCTCGAACTCGCCGTGGGCGATGACTGTCGGTGCTGTGGGATGCTCGACGAAGTACAGGTAGGGCGCGCGTTGATTTTCAGATTCACGCTTGCGAAGGATCTTTCCCTCGTCGACCATCTGGAATACCTTCCTACGTACGATCTCCCGCCGAAGTTCGAGGAGAGACGCGAGGCCGGTGACTGTGAGCTTATCGCCCGAGATCAAGCGACTCAGGATCATTTCATCGGTGATTTCAACAACGGGGCGGCTCATCGTGCGACTCCAAGTGGTATTGATGACTTGTTAGCGATGCACAGCACTGCGACTGCTGCGAGGACCATCAGAAGAAGCGTCAGGCGAGGGCGCTTGCAGTAGAACGCATCTAAACCTCGGGTCATGCGGTTGACTAGCGCGATCATTCTGAAAGCTTTTTGGTTACACCCTTGATGGTGAATCTCGCAGCGATTTCACACTCGGAATTCATCTCGACGCCTATGAAATAGGCAAGTGAATCTATGACGCACTGAATTTCATGCCCGCCAGGGTTGCTGTTTTCTACCAGCAGGCGCACAGATTCGGAGAGGTTTTGCTTATGGATGTCCATGCTCATGACGTGACTCCGTAGAGGAAAACAGCAAGCAATGCGACTATGCTGAGCCCACACGCGACGCAGTGGACCGTGATGACCCTGCACGCGCAGGTCAGATCTGAATCAGTGATTTCGGGCTTCATGACGCACCTGCGTCTTGCGCCTAGATGCGGAGCGTTTCAGTTGCGCGGCGCTTCGCTATCGCCTCGATTGCATCCGTGAAAGCGGCTTCTAGTCGATATGCGAAATGACGAGGGTCGCATTCGATCTGCGACATGACGGCGATCTTTCGTGCCTCAGGTAGCTCGGTGAGTTCTTCGAGCACGTCATCGAAGGTGACTTCCTTCGCTGCGGCTTCCTTGGCGTCCTCGAAGGCCCATTGCGCGTCATCCGCCTCAGCCTTAACTTGGCTCGTCGCATAGTCAGCGAGGCTCATCGTCTTTGCGAGGATCATGACTATCCTCACTGAAGGCAGATGCTGTTCAGGTCCACCGTGCGTCGAAAGACACACCGGTTCTGCCACGGGATGAAGCTACATTCGAGATATGCATTGGCTCCGACGTATATCCAATGGCTGATTCGATTCATGCACATGGCAACCCTCACAGTGGTTCGGCTTGCGCCGCGCGCCGGGTGACGCTGTGAGATGTATATTAGCAGCGCTGTTTTGCATGTCAAGAGCAGTGCTGTTATTTTTTGTACGACGTCCCGCTCTCGAAAGGCGGGACGCGGGATGGGAAGACGCAAAATAGCCCGCACGAAGCGGGCTATTGAGAAGTCGGAAGAGGCCGGACTACATGGCCATTGGCTTCACCGAAGTGGGACGAATCGACCGTTCGGATACATGCAGTGTTCGGCGACTTGATTGGCCAGCGCTTCGCCTCCGGCGTTCGCAAACCCGGGATCGAAGTACACATTGTTGATCGCAGTCTTAACGAAACGATCTGAGAACCCTTCCGATTTCGTCCAAGCAAGTCCTTGTCGTGCCATTTGGGGAGAATTTCCTGAGTCTCTCGAAGATGCGGCTTGCCGGTAGATTGCACCTTCGAGCATGCAAATATTCATGACGTCCCGTTCCGACGGGCCTTTCTTAGAGTTTTCTCCCATTTGGGCCATCCAGGTTTGGCAATCTTTATTGGTTGACCAAAACGAGGTTGAGTGGCCGACGATATCGACCCCAGAACACTCGACGTCCGTAATTTTGGTTCGCTTTTTGGATGCTGTTCGAGGCAACTTCGGCGTCGCGTCCCAAGTCTCTAGATCGATTTGCGTAAATTTACGCCGTACGTTTTGCGTAGCTTGCGGCTGGTCTTTTACCCAAGTAGCCATCGATTGATTGGATCCGGATGGCCGGAGAGACAATGTACCGGGTTCTAGATGTCCGTCTTTGAATTCCATAGTTCCGCCGCAAGAGATAACGTCGGGCGGATTTGGGGAGTGAGATGCGATTCCCCAAAAAGCGACCGCCGTTGTTTGATCGCTTTTTGTTTCCGGAGAACTCTCGTTATAAGACTTTGCCATGTACGCCTGGCTCTGCGGGTCGGTACATATCTGATTGTCAGATACGGCCTGCTTTGCCGGTAAAGCACAAGCATCCAGGAGTGCCACCACTAAAATTGCGATCAAAAGCATGCGCGTTTCATAGTCTATGGTCCATTGCGAGTCTGATGAGCTGGTCAGCAAGATATATCACGGGGGCCAGAAGGAAAAGGGCGTTCCGACCATCCGCGTGCGACAGCCCATACGACAGGTTTCCGGTTCGGTCTAAATCAACGTAGACGCGAGCGGTTTCAGACTCATCGTTCTTTTTCTGTACAGGCCGGCGGAGGAAACGTCGTTTTTTGGTCCTGCTGTATTCGCCAAAATCCACGACATTACCCGGTTCCGGTATTTCCCCGTTTGGATGACCGTCCATGATTTAGATCGACTTTTTGAGTATGGTGCTGGTCGCCTCGGACGGGCGCGCGCATACCAGCGCGAATCATCCACGCAAGTGCGTTGAGCAGCTCATCAGATAGGCCCTCTTCAGCAACCGCCTGCATTATTTGTCGCTTCAGTTCTTCAGCGGAGGCCGTAATGTTATTTTTTACGCCCTCATCCGGTAAGGATGTATTGGGGTTTCCTTCCCCTATAGAACCCTGACTAACCGCCGTTAACCTTGACCCTTCGTCTCCAAAAAATTGCGTCATCAGCCGCGGACTCACATCCATCGGCTTTGCACCAAGCACGCCGCATAGCCGCAGCATAGCTTCGAGATTCAGTGCGATCTTTCCGAGCAGATACTGGCTCACTGCGCTCTGGCCGCCGATACCGGCTTCCTTGCCGAGCCATTCCTGGGACACGCCAGGGTTCCGCGTTTTGAAATCCTCCCAGATCGCTGCAAGGCGGCGAGCTTCCTCAAGCTCTTCGGGGGTCGGTGGACGACGTTCGATGGATTTCTTCATGGTCACATTTTATTAGCGTTGCTTTTTCCGTTGTTTCCTCCTTGAACAGCACTGCTGTTTTTGCTAGAGTAGCAGCAGTGCTAATGTGAGAGGACGCGATGCGACTCGATGAATATTTGAAGGACCAGAAGCTCTCTCAGGCCGCGCTGGCAGCGCTGCTCCAACCGCCGGTGACGCAATCACTCGTCAGCCAATGGATACGCGGGATGGTGCGCATGAACTTGGATCAGGCGGTTCAGATCGAGGAAATCTCGAACGGCGCCGTGACGCCGCGGGATCTGGCTGAGATGTTCGTGCCCGATGCACGGGTCAATCGATCCCAGCCGGCACTGCCGGAAGCCGAGCCTAGTCAGGAGGCGGCGTGAGCACTGCTGACGAAGAATGCGTCCGCAACTGGCTCCGCGATGTGCTCGCGGAGCGCGACCGCATGATTCGCGGGTTACGTCGTGGACGATTGCCGATGCGACTGGGACGTCTCCGGCGGATGCCTTCTCTATCGCACCGTCGACTAGGAAAGATTCGCCGCCGGAGACTGCCGCTATGAATAGGCTTCGTGAACTTATTGGACGGAACCTGGCTTGGTTAGCTGTTCGAGTGGCGTATCCAGAGCTTTTTCGAGGGCTTTCAGCCCGCGAAGGAAGTTTTGTGTTGCTGCCGGCGATAAGGTCATCCGAACAGAACCGCCGCCCGGCATGGCCGGAGAAACCCGATTTGACGTTATGTGCAGCTCCCCTGTACTGGGGTCTAGATCGACCTGCAAAGGCTGATCGAGATAGAAGCTGAGGTTGTATTGCGCAATCGACTGGTCGTTGTCGTCCATAGGAGCTTCCTTTTATGAAGGAGTTGATGTTGAAGCAGCGCTTTGTGAGCGCTGCTGCCCTGGCAGGCGACAGCGATTCTGACATGGTTGGAAGCTCCTCCCTTTAACCCGTGGTTGACAGTGGCCGAATCATATCGAGCACGTCATTCCGGCTCATTGATAGTTTCTGGAATCGGAAGGAATGGAAACGAATACCTGGGAATCGGCGGACGCCGAAGTGCCGTCATCGATCATCGTGGAGCGCTTGCTTTACGTCTGCGCGGACAAGCGACGTAAGCATGATTTCGCCGAGGTGATGGGGTGGTCTGTCGACATGGTGGACAAGGTTCGGCAGGGGACGACTGGCGTGCCGGTCAACAAGCTTGCCACGTTCATGGCGGCGCTCGAATTGGTCACCTTTACGATTGGTTACGCGGACTATCTCGCTCGCGGGAACGTCATTGGATCGAACTGCCATTGCGCTCGCATGAACATGGGCGAGTGCGGCCGGAGATAGCCATGGACGCCGACCTTCTCACGTTCGGTATGTTCGCGCTCATCGTGGCCGCGTGTGCTGTTTGCTGGAGGGCGCATGACTGATCTCCCGAATCCGCTCACTCCAGCGGACTGCGATCTGCGAGACTTCGGATTTATGCAGATCGACGTCAAGCGCCTTTTAAGTTCCGAGACATGGGTGTTGGGAACAGGCGAGGAGCGAGCAGCAGCCGTCGCTCTTTGGCTTGAAAGCTGGCATCAGGTACCCGCCGGAAGCCTGCCCGAAAACGATCGAATGCTCGATCACCTGTCCCAATCGAAGAAATGGAAGTCAGTCAAAGCGCATGTCATGCGCGGCTGGCTCAAATGTAGCGATGGTCGCTTCTACCATCAGGTTGTCGCTGAGAAGGCACTGGAAGCATGGATCGAGAAGCTGCTCAACCGTTTCTCCGGGGCTGTCGGAAACGCTACGCGATGGAATGTCGAGACCGACACTGGACCGTTGCGCGCGCGCTTGATTGAGGCTGTGAATCTTCTCACCGAGATCGCCCCCCGATCAAAAACTCTCACCAAAAAACGGGTATTGCAAATCCTTAAGGGATCGCCTAGCGATCCAAAAGACCATCCACCAGAGCGGCCATATTCGTCGCCCCCAGAATCGCCCCCCGATGAAATTCCACCTCCATCGAATTCGCGCCACGAATCGCCTCCCGATCGCAAGGGAGAGGGAGAGGGAGAATTTAAAACCATAGGTTCTAACAACGGCAGCGGACCACCTCGCGCGCGCGACGAAAATGCGCCGCTCGCCGCCGCCGAAATTTCGGATGCCCTTGTCGCTTGGGAGCGGGATCGAGGGAAGGTGGCGCGGAACATCACACCCGCCCAGGAGCAGGTGCTCGAGCTCGCCGCGCTGGACGTGACTGCTGCCGAGCTGCGCAAGGCATACGACGCGGCGGTCGCTGATCGCGATGCCACCGGCGATCCGAGCCCGATCAACCCCGGGTTCGTGCGCACGTTCGTCGAGAAGCACCGCCGGCCTGAGCGCCCTAAGCGGGATCCGCCCATCCCGTTGAATTCGATGACCGACATCCAGCTCAACGCGTTAGGCAAGGAGCTCGGAATTGGTGAGTCGCGGATTGGTGAGTATCGTCCGCAATTCATCGCTCGAATTCTGCAAAAACAAGACGAAATCCGAGGGAGGATCGCATGACCATCGCAACCCCAGACGCAATGGGCGTCGTCTTCGTGGTCGTATGGACGGCCTTGTGCTTTGGAGCTATGGCGGCTCTTTCGATGAGGGGATTGTGATGGTCAAGGTCGGTCAGATTTGGCGAGAAGTCGATCGACGGTTCAGTCGTCACGTTCGGATTGAAGCCGTTGGCGAGGGCTTTGGGAAAGCGTTGATCTGCACGATCAACCCGGAAACAGGGCAGAAATGCGGTCCATTCACCCAGGCGCGTCTTTCGCGCTTCAACGGCAAGAGCGGCGGCTACACGATAGTTCTGGAGGCCGCGCGACGGGATGAATCGATGAAACCGCACATCTACCTCTCGAGCGAGAAATGGCACGTCTACGCGCCTCCGGACCAGGGCTTCGGCTTCATCTTCATGCGCAACGCGTTCTCGTACGCGAAGGGCATTTGGAAGCGGAGGACTAAGCAATGCTGATTGGACGCTATGGGAAAAGGCACTTCGTATGAATCTGACCGAACTGAGACGCAACGCTCGTCTCGCTGCCGTCAAAAGTGGGACAGACGGCTGGGGACAACATGGATCTTCGATGGAACATGTGCGATACAGCGAGCAGCTTGAGAAGCGTCGTGGGCGCCGAAAGCTCTGCTGGTGTGGGTGCGGAAACCGTCGCACACATCGCGGAATGGCAAACGGCATAGCGCTGACTAGCGCATGCGAACTTGGCATCGCTCGATGGGTGAAGACCGGGAGTGTGCGTCCATGAACGTCCTCCAGCTCACCGACGAGCCCACTACCACTCCGTTCGTGCGTTCGTGCCAGCTCCCGCGCGAGCAAGAGTTCCGCCGATTCGTGGCCGATTACGTCGTGCCATCGCGCGATGTGAGCGTCGATGAAGCGGCTCAGTTCATCAAGCTTTGCGTGGGCATCGACTCGCGCAACGCGCTGAAGACCGATCGCGGCGCGCAGCAGCGCTTCCACGAATTTTTGATGAAGCCGTTCATCGCGTGGCGCGCGCGGCAGACAGAGACCGCGTAACAATTGGGAGACGGTGATGACCGTTTGCGTCGAAGCGAATAAAACCATGAAATCGACACCCGCATACGATGCGATCGATGACGTTCTTTACGAGTGGTTTAGGTGGACCAGCGGTTATGGAGAGACTCATGGATACAGCTCTTCGGATGCGACATGCAGAGACTTTAAGTCCAATCGACAGTGGATGGATCACAGCGATCTTTCCGATCTCGTCGACTATCAACTGCGCAAGAGAAAAGGCGAGCTGGTAGACCCGATTATTTCGAAGCTCGGCCTGCGCCACCGCATCGCCGTGAACATGGCGATGCGAAACATGAACTGCGGATATAGCGTCTGGAGCAGCATCAGGTCCGGCACGCAGGAGCAGGATTACCGCGAGGCGAAGGAAATCATGCGGCCAAGTTTGGTGGCGCGGGGACTTGTAAACGGATAATTGCTGGTGTATTCTTTGCGGCGAAGTGGGGCGAGTCGCGCCCTGAAGAATCGTAAGCCCCGCCGGCCAGCCGCGCGGGGCTTTTGCTTTATGGACCAGTCACGCGGCGGTCGGCGTCGCGGAACACATCCGGGCTGGTCCTTCCGTCGTCTCCTCCATGTCTTCGGACGTGGCCTTGCCCGCCTCGCGCGGGCTTTTTATTTCTCGACCGCAACGGTCAGCGCAAGCGGCCCAGTGCGCCCAAAACACCCGCAGCCCGTGATGCGTTGATCCGGCGGAACCAATCCTCGCCGCCGTGATGATCGGCAGGCGTGGGCAATCTCTACCACTGGAGAATGGGCCTTTCGCCCTTAGCGAGGGCTCATTCATGGCAAAAGCTCGGGGACGCCCTACTGCCTATTCACCACAAATTGCGAAGGCAATTTGTGCGGCAATCATCGATGGTATGACCTTGCGGCAAGCCTGCGAATTGCCGGGGATGCCGGGCAAGACCACCGTTCTGAGATGGCTTCAGGACGATGATAAGGCCGAATTTCGGGACCAGTACGTGCGCGCGCGCGAGGCGCAAGCGGAAGAAATGGCCGATGACCTGCTGGAAATTGCGGACGATGGCCGAAATGATTGGATGGAGAGATACGACCGCAAGGGCGAGGCTATTGGCTGGCGCGAAAACGGGGAGGCGGTTAGAAGGTCTGCTCTCCGTGTAGAGACTCGGAAGTGGCTAATGTCGAAGCGAGCGCCGAAGAGGTATGGCAGCTCTTCTAGCCCCTCGCATGAAGGAGAAGAGAGCTCTCCCGGCCTGAACGATCCGGACCCGGACGTATGAGGTCGGCGCAGCAGGTCAAGCTGGAGAAGCTGCACACGAAGCAGGCTGAGATCGGGCGTGCATTCAACGAGAGCCGCCGCGTCGTCATTCGGTGTGGCCGGCGCTTTGGCAAGACGACGCTGCTTGAGCGCTGCGCGTCGAAGTGGTCGTATCAAGGATTGAAGGTCGGCTGGTTCGGTCCGACGTACAAGCTGAACCTGCCCACGTATAAGCGCATCCTGCGCACGGTGCAGCCGGTTGTCTTTTCGAAGTCGAAGATCGATCAGGTCATCGAGCTGAACTCAGGCGGTTGCGTCGAGTTCTGGACGCTGCAAGACGAGGATGCGGGGCGCTCACGCTTCTACGATCGCGTGATCATCGATGAGGCATCGCTTGTTTCGCGGGGCTTGCGTTCGATATGGGAGCAGGCGATCGCGCCGACGCTTCTGGATCGCAAGGGTCACGCCATTATGGCGGGCACGCCGAAGGGCATTGATCCGGACAACTTCTTCTACGAAGCGTGTACGGACAAGTCGCTCGGCTGGGAAGAGTTCCACGCGCCGACTGCCGCGAACCCGATGCTGGATCCGGAGGCGGTCGCAAAGCTGATCGACGAATATCCGGCGCTGGTCTATCAGCAGGAATACCTGGCTGATTTCGTCGATTGGAACGGCGCGGCGTTCTTCAGCGAAGACTCGATGCTGATCGATGGGCAGCCTGTCGAATATCCGGCGCGCTGCGATCAGGTCTTCGCTGTTATCGATACCGCGCTGAAGGACGGCTTGGAGCACGACGGCACCGCTGTGACCTACTACGCGCGCAACAAGATCGAAGGCGTACCACTCGTCATCCTCGATTGGGAAGTTCTGCAGATCGAAGGCGCGCTGCTCGAGAACTGGCTCCCGCTCGTCAACGCGCGATGTGAAGAACTAGCGCGCGAGACAAACTCGCGGCAGGGCAACGTAGGTATGTGGGTGGAAGACAAAGCGAGCGGCATCGTGCTGCTGCAGAAGGCCAAGCGCAAGGGGCTGCCTGCGTATCCGATCGCTGAAAAGCTGGTCGACCTCGGAAAGGAAGGCCGCGCGCTTGCGGTCAGCGGCAACGTGCACCGCGGCGAAGTGAAGTTCAGCCGCTACGCGCACGACAAGGTCATGAACTTCAAAGGCCAGACCCGCAATCACCTCATCTCGCAGGTCTGCGGCTTCCGCCTCGGCACGAAGACGCCGCATCACATGGACTTGCTGGATTGCTTCACGTACGGCGTGGCGATCAGCCTCGGCGACTCAACCGGTTGGTAAAGGACTCTTTTGATGAGCGGAATCGACGACAGCGGAGCGGCAGTGCTGGGCGTCGGCGGCAGCGCCGTGCCTTCGCAGCTGATGGAGCTGCTCGCGTGCGATGGCATTGAACCGGGTTCGCCTCCCTCGTATGAGACGTGCAAGACAATCTATTCGTATCATCCGATGGGCGCGAAAATGGCCGAAGCGCCGATCGAGGAAGCGCAGTCGCAGGAGCGTGAGATCACGATTCCGGGCGCTCCTGAAGATGATCTGAAGCAGGCGTTCATGGATGAGTGGGCGCGCATTGGTCGCACCGGTGCCGACGACATCATCAAGAATTTGCAGGTCATGAAGCGAGTGTATGGCATCAGTTCGCTGATCTATGGTTCGCCTGACGTTCCGACGAACGAGCCCGTACCGCTCGAAAAGTTGCACGAGATCGATCTGTACTTCAACATTCTCGATCCGCTTAACACCGCCGGATCACTCGTGCTGAATCAGGATCCGAATGCGCCAGACTTTCAGAAGCCGCAGTTCCTGCGCGTCGCCAATCACGATTACCACCCGTCTCGCGCGGTGATCGCACTCAATGAGGCACCTGTTTACATTGAATGGACAAACAGCGCCTTCGGTTTCGTGGGCCGCTCGGTCTATCAGCGCGCCCTGTATCCGCTGAAGTCGTACATTCAGACGATGATCACGGATAACGCGATCGCGGAAAAGGCTGGTCTGCTCGTCTGGAAGATGGAGTCGCCCGGCTCGATAATCGACAAGGTCGCACTCGCGTTCGGCTCGCTCAAGCGCGCGTTTCTGAAGGGCGCGAAGACGGGCAATGTGATCTCGATCGGCTTGAATGAGAACATTGAGTCCGTCGACCTGAAGAACCTGAGGGATGCCGCTGAATTCTCGCGCGACAACATCCTGAAGAACATGGCGACGGCCGCGAAGATGCCGGCGCTAATGCTGAACGAGGAAACGCTTGCTGAGGGCTTCGGCGAGGGAACGGAAGACGCCAAGCGCCTCGCTCGCTATATCTCGCGCGTGCGCGTCGAGATGAACCCATCCTATGAGTTCATGGACAAGATCGTGATGCGTCGCGCGTGGAACCCGGAGTTCTATCGCTCGATGCAGCGTAAACACACAGACTATGCGGCCATGCCGTACGAGACGGCATTCACGCAGTGGAAGAACGCGTTCCGCGCAACCTGGCCGAACCTGCTCGTCGAGCCCGACAGCGAACGCATCAAGGTGGACGACACGATCACGAAGGCGGCGATCGCGGCCGTCCAGGTGCTCGCGCCGCTGCTCGATCCTGAGAGCAAGGCGAAGGCGGCGTGCTGGCTCGCCGAGGTGATGAACGAGCGCAAGCTGATGTTCTCGACGCCGCTCGAACTCGACTACGAGGAGATTGCGAGCTACGTGCCGCCGCAGCCGATGGCCGAGCCGAGGCCCGACGTCGAGTCATCGCACGAGTAAGCCGTGAGCATCCGTCCAGCGATCAATCGCACGTTTCACGACGTGCTCACGGAGGCTGTCCGCGACATTAGCGAGAACGGTTACGACGATCCGATGCGCCTTCAGGAATGGCTGCGTCGGCTGCGTTTCGCCGCGATGGCTGATCTGCCGACGGATGCTGCGTTGCAGACGCGTATGCAAATGGCGATGGAGGCTGTCTTCAAGCGAAGCATATCGAAGACCGCCACTCTGCGGCATCACCCGGGTGTCTCGCGCTTCACGATTGAGCGCATCACGCCGCAACTGCGTCCCGAGCTCGACAGGCGCATCCGCGCGAGCGTGCAGCTCATCAAGCTGGACCGCGAGAAGGCCGTCGAGACGACGCTCTCGCGCCTATCCGGATGGGCGACCTCGATTCCTGAAGGCGGCTCGCGCGCGGTCGAAAAGCCGGAAGTTAAGCAGCACATCGCCAAGCCACTGCGCTCGCTTAGCTTCGAAGAGCGCCGCGTCGCGATAGATCAAGGTCATAAGCTGATGTCCTCGATCAACGCGGTTATCGCCGAGCATACGCAGGCGATCGCGATGATGTGGCGCTCGCACTGGCGGCAGTCCGGATACGACTATCGGCCGGACCACAAGGAGCGCGACAAGCTTGTCTTCGCGCTGCGCGGTTCATGGGCCATGCAGCAGGGTCTCGTGAACAAGGGCGCGGGATACGTCGACGAGATGACGGCGCCGTCCGAGGAGCCATTCTGCCGTTGCTATGGCGTCTACCTGAACAACCTGCGTGATCTGCCGCCCGAGATGCTGACGGAGAAGGGCAAGCGCGCGCTCGAAGAGACGCGGATCCGGAGAACGGCATGACGTCGAATGACTGCGCGGGCATCCTGTTCCGCGCGCCGGGCCCGCTTTACCTGCTCGTCGAGCGCAGCGACACCGGCGAGTGGGAACAGTCCGGCGGTCACGCCGAAGGCGATGAGACGCCCGAACAGGCCGCGGTGCGCGAGACCGTTGAAGAGATCGGCGGCTGCCCGGAAGGGATTCGTTGGGCCGTGCGTCGCAATGAGATCCCGGGCGCGGGCGGCGAATACACGTGTTTCTTGCAGAACGTGCCTGAGCCGTTCAAGTCCCAACTGAACGACGAGCACACGGCATGGAACTGGTACGCGCCTGACGCGCTGCCCGAGAAGATGCATCCGGAAGTTGCGCGAACGATCGCGCTCGTCACCGGCAACGAGCTCGACATTGCGAAGCGCATGGCGGCAGGCGAGCTGCTCTCGCCGCAGCGCTTCGAAAACATGTGGCTGTTCGACCTGCGCATCACCGGCACGGGCACGAGCTATCGCATGGCGCTCGATGAGTACGTCTATCGGCCGCCCGAGAACTTCCTCACGGAAGAGTTTCGGCAGCGTTGCAATGGCCTTCCGGTGATCTTCGAGCACCCGAAGAAGAACGTGCTCGACAGCAGCGAATATCGCGATCGCAACATCGGTTCGATCTTCCTGCCATATCTCACCGACACCGAAGTGCGAGGTGTCGCAAAAGTTTTCGACTCGGACGGTGCTGAGCTGATGTTGGCGTCGCACGAGTCAACTAGTCCCGCGGTGGTCTTCCGCGACGCGGGCTCAACCGAAACCGTCGAAGTTGACGGCAAGTCGGTTCTTATCGAAGGCAAGCCGTCCTATCTCGACCACTTGGCAATCTGCGAAGAGGGCGTGTGGGACAAAGGCGGCGAGCCCAGCGGAGTCAACACTGGAGAAACTCAAATGGATGGAATGGAAGAGCAGGTCCCGGCATGGGCTGATGCGTTCATGAAGAGCTGCGCCGATAGCTTCGGCCAGCTCAATGCGCGCATGGATTCGATCACGAACAAGGGTGGCGACGAGATGCCGACCAAGCCACTGACTGACTCGGCAGAAGGTGCGGCCGAGAAGGAAGGCGAGAAGGAGATGCATCTCGAACGCGAGGCCGAAAGCGACATCGAGAAGGCGGTCAAGGCTGGCGAAGCCGAGCACGGCGACGAAAAGCGCGCCGATTCGGCGGAAAAGGAAGGCGAGGAAGAGAAGGCCGATGCTGCCGCACGTGCCGACTCGCAGAAGCGCCTCGAACGCGAGAACGCCGACCTCCGCGCGCAGATCAAGCGCATGGACGGCACGCTCTCGACGCTCACGCGCCCGCTGTCGGCGACGGACCGCGATTCCCTCGCGCAGGCTCAGACGCGCGCCGATAGCGTGATGTCGATGTTCGGCAATAGCGCCAGCGCGCCGCTGCATGGCGAGAGCCCCATCGACTATCGCCGCCGCCTCGCTTCGTCGCTCCAGAAGCACAGCGCAGAAATGAAGGGCGTGAAGCTTGAAGCGCTCGACGGCGCGATGTTCAAGATGGCCGAGGACCGCATCTATGCCGATGCGCAGACCGCTGCAATGAATCCCGCAGAAGCGCCGGCGGGCCGACTCGTCGAACATGTCTCGCATGATGTCGCGGGCCGCAAGATTACGCGCTTTTCTGGTGACATGGACGCGTGGCTGACTCCGTTCAAAGCGACCGGCACATCCGTCAAATTCATTCGTGAAAAGCAAGGAGCCTAAACAATGGGCACGATTACTTTTAACCCCATGTTGACGAGTGCCCCGCAGAACTCGTTCCTCCTACAGACCGATGGATTGGTTCAGGGCACATTCCAGGATGATCCGTCCTCGAATATGTGGTTGTGCAGCGGACAGCTTGATTCGGGAATCGATCAGCCCATCTGGGGGGGCATGGCAATCACGGAGCAGGTGAATGCGCCCGGCGAGAACCAGATGGGCAACACGATCGATCTCGCAGCGAACAGCGCGAGTTTGACTGGCTTCACTGTGTTCAATCGCGGCAACAACATGATCATCACGCCGGGCAACAATGTGCCTCAGGCTGGTCCCGGCATGTCGATCATGTATTTCCGCACCGGCTCGAATGCGCGCATCGCAGTGCAGTGCGACAACACGCTCGCGGGAAGCCTTGACGCTGGCAATGTGAATCAAGCCGTTTCGTGGGACTTCACGAACCAGAAGCTCATCGCGTTCTCGTCCGGTGTTGGTGCGCTCGCCTGCAAGGTGCTACTCGTCACGACGAACACGAGCAAGATCGTCAACTACAACTCGGGTACCGGCGCATTGACCTGGACGACCGGTTACGTCGCGCTCATCCAGATCTAAGGGGTATCGAAAATGCCGAATATTTTTCCGTCTCAGGCCAAGGTCTCGCCGAGCTTCTCCGAGCCTGACTTGATTGTGACGTATGCGCAGGCATCCGGCGCCTTTGCCGCTCTGCCCGGTGGAAAGCCTCGCGTGAAGATCGGCAGCACCGATCTGTACGTGTACATCAACGCGCTGGATCTTCGTACCGACACGCAGTCATCGCAGGCTGCGCCGAACTTCCTCCCGTCGGCGACGCTAGTCGGCACGTATTACTCGACGCCGACGTACCTGATCCGCACGCGTGCTCAGTGGGACCACCACGACACGGCGGCTGCGGCGAACTATTCCGTCTCGCTGCCGCATGCGCAGGATCTCGCGCAGCGTCAGGGCATCTTCCAGCAAATGCGTACTGCGCTGCTGTACGGATTCAACCCAGCGAATGGCGAGGGCCTGCTGAATACCGTCGGCGCGACGGCCGTCACGCTGCCGCCCGATCCATACGGCAACGACGCAGTCACGACCTACGACAACGGTGCGATGTCGCTCTTCCTGCTCGGTCAGGCTGTCGCGATGAAGACACTCATGTTCCAGTCGGGTGGCAACATCAAGAACAAGATTGTCTTCATCAGTCCGCAGCGCGTGTTCTTGCAGTTCCAGCTTCAGGGGATCGTGCAGGTCACGGCATACCAGCGCCCGGGGGCTGGCACGTCGACGACCGCGCAGGTCGTGCAGAACGTCCTGCTCGAGAGCGGAGACGAAGTCGAATGGCATTACGACGACACGCTCATCGGCAAGGGTGCCGGCGGCACGGATGCCGTTGTGATGACGATTCCGGAAGTGGAGGTGCCGACGATCCCTGGCATCAACACCAACGAATTCGGCAGCATGTCGCCCTCGATGAAGGCTGTGAGCGTGATGTATGCCGACATGGCCGCGCCGATGAAGATCCCGACGCCGGTCCCCGATGGCGGGATCACGGAGGTGCAGGAGCTGCGCGTGTCGTCCGGCTGGGGCATCCGCCCGCAGGGCATCACGATCATCTCGATGCCCTATCAACCGTCGTAATTCGTCGCTGTCTCGAAAAGGCGCTCTGCGGAGCGCCTTTTTTTATTTCAACAATCCCAGAGGAAGAGATCATGCCAATCCACATTGCCAACTGCACGAAACAGACGCTGCGCTATTGCTACCGCGCGCCGGAGCAGACGCAGCCGAAGTTTATCGAGATCTCGTCTGGCCATCAGGACATCATCGGGCATGGCTGGAGCGAGCCGCAGATGCATGCGGTGGTCGGTCATATGGAGCGGCATGGTTTCCGACCAGCAACCGAAGCGAGCAGACGCCTCACGGAGTTCGCAGGCGTGTTTTACCGCATTGAGAAGCCGGTGACGGAAACGCAAATCCATACAGGTCACGACGCGCTCGTTGAGAGCCAGCAGAAGCGCAGCGCGCAGGAAGCAACGCGCAGCGCGCTCGCGTTCGATAGCGCCACGCGTGACCCGAAGAACCGGAAGAAGCGCCTCGCCCGCGTCACGGAAGTGAGCGTCAAGCAGGACGTCCCGCCGCGCGAGAGGCCGACGGGCGATGAAGTCGATTTCTCCATGTCGGTCGATCCCGAAGCTCGGTCCGACGCCAAATTGCCGGTCTGACGGCACCATTCGTTCAAGGAAACGACCATGATGAAGAAGCTAGCATTTGCCCTGGCTGCTGCGCTGATCTCGACCGCCGCATTCGCCGTAGCAAATAACCCGTTGCAGAGCGCGAACAATCTGTCGGACGTAGCCAGCGCAGCAACTGCGCGAACGAATCTCGGACTAGGCTCGCCAAACACGCTTATCTCGGCAACGGCACCGACGATCAGCTCGGGCTTTGGTACGGGCGCGTCAGTGCCGAACAATAACGGCACTGCGGCCTTTACGATTAATGTCGGAACGGGTGGTTCGGCATCGAGCGGTGTCATCGGTCTTCCGGCGGCCGCGCATGGGTGGAACTGCTATGCGACCGACATCACGACCAACTCGACATCCGTCTTCGTGACCAAGCAAACGGCATCGACGACGACGTCGGCTACGATCGGCAACTTCAGCGACGTCGCGGTCGCCACTGCCTGGACTGCGAGCGACATTCTCGCGGTGTCATGCTTCGCGTACTGACGCAACATGGCCTTCGTCGATCCGAGCACGCCCAATCTGGCGGACTTCACCCTGTTCGTCTATGAGCAAGGCGTGCCCGAAGCGGATCTGCCCGATGACTCGCCATATCTGCAATGGTCACTGACAACGGCAGAGGCGAAAGCACTCAACGCGCCGCCACCGATCCCGTCGATCATCTATGTGCTCGCCGTGTACAACCTCGGCATGCATACGCTGCTGAAGATTGCGCAGGATCAAAGCAATCAGACGTTCTTCTCGGATATACGCAAAGGATTCAAGCTGCTGTCGTTCATCTCCGGTCCGGTAGTGACATCAGCAGACCAGGGGACATCGAATACCCTGCTCGCGCCGGATTTCCTGAAAGGTCTCACTATGGCGGATCTTGACCTGCTGAAAACGCCGTGGGGTCAATCGTATCTGGCTTACGCGCAGTCATTCGGCCCGAACGTTGTGGGTGTGTCGTGACCAAGTTATACCTTGGAGTTGTCGATGTGGCATACACGGCCGGCGACGGAAAGTCTTCAACGACCACAGGCGACATTGCGACCTTCATCGAGTCTGAGTACCACGTGATGCGTACGTTTCTCGAATTGTATGAAGGCGATATCAGCCAGCTACTTGCCGACGAGATAACGGGTGCGATCGAAAGCATTGCCCAGGGAAAGCCTGTAACGCGCCTTTCGTTCGGGGTAGGCACGGACCGTATCGCAGAGAAGTTCCGTGATTACCTCGATGCGCGCGAGTGGAAGCAAACGAGCGGGCAGGCAGTGGCCGCAGCCGATCGTGGCGATAACGTACGCAAGAAAGCAAGAAAGCAGGACAACGGCCGGGCTGAATTCATCGACTCAGGCTTGTATCAAGCCAGCTTCCGCGCGTGGGTCGACTGATGAGCATCCTGAGCGAAGCATCCGGTGCGCCTACCCAATTGCAGGCAGCGTTAGAGATTGGCGTCGAGCAGTTGTCGAACAATCAGTCGATCCCGTTTCAGCAGTACACGAAGTACACCTTCGCAGTGGACGGTTTCGTTTTTTGGGTTGCGACGGGAACGACTCAGATGTTCGATGGCTCGCTACACATCCTGACCGATCGCAAGCAGGACGAAGACCAGACGCTCGCGGCAAATCAGCTTGTCTTCACTGCTGAAGAGGAAGTGTCGCAGCTCAATGCGATCGCGCCGGACACGATGTGGATTGGAACATGGCAGACGGACAGCGCGACGCTGCGTGTTGCATTTTCGTCGACGGGATTGAACTATCAGCAGGCAGGGCTGTGGCATTACCGTGGCTTCGCCGTATATCCCGCGCTGGCGTCTCAGCTCGTTGCCAGTGAGGATGATCTACCATCGGGACCGATCGTATCGAACAGTCTGCCGATCTGGCTCGCGCAGAACAGCATGGCGCCTGTGTATCCATCGTTCCTTGTGCCCGACAACATAGTGCCGCCGTACATTACGGCGCACATCGAGCCGGAAGAAACGATCGCGCTCGGCGCGTTCCCTATCTATAGATGGCCCGGCACGACGCGTCCGATGCCGGGACCGGCACCGCTGCACGATCTGCCGAGTTCGCAGCTCATGCGCGATACCGTGCGGCTCACGATGTACGGCTTCACGAACGAAAGCGCCATTCAGTTTTATGTCTCGCTAATGGAGTACTCGCTCAACACCGATGATTTCGGCTTTTGCAACTCTCCATCAATCCGCGATGCGAAGCGAACGCAGGTCGAAATCGCAGCTATTGCGATGAAAAAGACGCTCGAAATTCATGCGTCGTACTACCAGGGAACAGCGGACGCGATCGCGCGCCGGTTGATCCTTTCCGCGTCTGTCACCACCACTGTTTAGGAGAATCCTGTGCCTCAATATCCCCTGGTTCCGCAACCTGGCGGCACTCAATCCACGCTCAATATCACCGCTGCCACAGTCATTAAAGCGCTGCCGGGTCGTGTTTACACGGTCTCGGTACTCGTTGCAGGATCCGCTGCCGGCGCCGTCTATGACTCTACCTCGACGAGCGGCAACACGGCTGCTGACCAAATTGCGTCGCTACCTAACGCGGTCGCATTCATCAACACGAACGCGTGGCCCTGCGCGAACGGCATAGTCGTCGCGCCCGGTACGGGCCAGACCGTCGCTGTCGCCTGGTCCTAATCGATAGGAGGCTGCTCAAATGACGACTACACCTACGATCGTCAATCTGAATACTGTCGTCACGGAAGCACCCGCGCCCTCACAGCTCCAACAGAGTGGTGCGTTGATTTCCTTGGGCGGCACGACCCTCTCGACAGGATCAGATCAGTATTGCGGTCAGCTTTCTGACCTGGAAGCCATTCTCGATACCGGAAGCGGCAATGCCACCGAGTTGCTGCATATGGGTACGACCTTTTTCGCGCAAGGTCAAACGGTTGGCGTGTATGTGCTTGAGCTCGGGACGGCAGACGATATCGATGATGAGATTGCGCTTCTGGGCACATGGATCACCGATAACCCTGGCGTGTTTTATTCGTATCTCGTTCCGGCCGACTGGGATGATTCGAAAGACAATGTCGGCAGCGTGATTGTCAGCAACGGCGGCTCAGGCTATACGGCTGCGCCGACGGTGACCTTTTCGGCACCGGGAGCTGGTACGACGGCCACGGGCACTGCTGTGATTCAGGGCGGCGCTGTTACTAAGGTTAATGTCACGAATCCGGGCAGTGGATATTCGGCTGCGCCGACGGTGTCTTTCAGTGGCGGCTCGGGCACGGGCGCGGCAGCCACGGCAAATCTCGTCTCCGCGCTGGATGAGCTGGTGGCGCAGTACTCGAATCCTGAGGGTAGGACATACTTCTTCGTCACGACTGACAGTGCGAACGCTTCGATCTATGCGACGCAGAAATCGGTTTTCGCTGTAGCACCTAGCCCGACTGCCGGATCCACGGAATTTCAGGCGGCCATGCCGTTCTATCAGTGGCTGGTGAATAATCCGGGGCCAGCAAATCCGCTTGCACCAATGTCCTACCGCTTCGGCTTCGGTGTGACGCCCTGGGTTCGGAAAGGTAATAGCTCGAGCATCAATTCGCTGCTCACCGCTTATTGCAACCTTATCCTGACGGGCGCGGAGGGCGGCATTTCGACAGCATGTCTGTTCAAGGGCACGCTGATGGATGGCTCGCAGGCGTCGTGGTGGTACGGCATCGACTGGTTCCAGATCCACGTAAAACAGGCGCTGGCTGCTGCCATCATCAATGGGTCGAACGAAAATCCGCCTTTGCTTTACGACCAGGCCGGGATCAATTCGTTGCTCGCCGTCGCGCAGAACGTGGCCAACAGCGCTGTCACGTTCGGCTGCGCGCTAAGCATTGCTGTGTCGGCAGTTCCATTTGCGACATACACGCAGGAGAACCCCGACGACTATCAGGCGGGCGTCTACAACGGATTCTCGGCGATTGCGGTCGGTCAGAACGGATTTTTGACCATTAAATTCAATATTGACGCCGTCCAGTTCGCATAAGGAGCCGCTACATGGCAACGAATCCCATGGTCGCCCAGGGCGTCCTAAACCGGCTGCGCGCCAGTGTGGTCTGCCCAAACTTCACCAACCTGAACGTCACAGCTCCATATATGAGCAAGGCGTTTGTGCGCGTTGCGTTCAACGGAAAGTTCGTCGAAAAGATCGGCACGGCCACGGGCGCGGTCAACTCGCCCGAACCCTACGTCATCACCACGGTGACAGTCGGCCTGCTACGCACGCAGCCGCTGTCGGCCGCATGGCTGATGCAGTCTCAGACGAACAGCAACATCGGTTCCATCTCGGTCCATAGCGACACTGCGGCGTTCGCGCCGATCACGCTCGTGAACACGACGATCGGCGACATCGACCCTGGAGCTTTCGACGGCACTGACCCGGTCGTGCGGCTGACTTTGGAAGGCATCTTCTACTTGAATAACGATCTGTGGTCGTACGCATGACGCAAATCAACGAAGCCATGAACCTGGTCGTTCCGGTCGTCACCGACGTGGTCCGAGAGAAGAAAGACGGACAGGACATCGAGACGGTCGTGGTGCGCGTATGGGCGTACCACAACCCTATCGCCCGCGAAGTATTTGAGGCGAACTACCGGGTGCTGGCGGCGACAAAGGCCGCACTGTCAGGTCGCGGAGCGGCTTACGCAATGGACGCTGGGCCGCGCATCGCCGCTTTGACGTTGCGCGATGAGGGCCTGCGAGACGCGGAAGCTAGGGGGCGCTTCGATGCCAATGGAAATACGATCGACGAGGCTGTGCCTGCGTTGCTAGCGGAGATCAAGCGTTTGACCAACGTAATGGTGCCGGGCAGCGGCGGCTGGGACTTCATGCCGGTGGAAACGGCGATCGCCGCAGGAAAGATCGATGCAGAAGATTGGTCGGAGGCGGAGTCCGCAATCGTTTTTTTTACGTCTCACTGGTCGATGGCGAAGAAAGCGGAACGCGCGCGCGTGGCCCGATCAGTGGCTTCAGTGCTCCGTGCATCGATCACGTCCTCGTCGCCTATGGAATTCGCCGCTTCCTTGCCGAGCTCGACAACGGAAACCACTTCGGCGAAGCGGGCGGCGTCGTCGGATCCATCCTGAGGTATGTAGCAGGTGAGGGATTTCGGGAGACGGTCGAGCGTTTCGGATCGCAGTATCACGACGCTCGGGAGTTCCGTGAACGCCACGTGCTCGAACTGCTTAACGCACTGAGGATGCCAGGTGTCTAACAAGCCAATCATCGACATCGCGATTGATGACAGCCAATTTCGCGAGTTCTACGAGATGTTCCAGGAGTACGAGGAACGTCTTGCGGAGATGCCCGAAGACTGGCGTCGCGTTGATGACACCGTGCGCAAGGCGGAAAAGGCCATGGCCGGCGTGTCGGGCGCATCGGCATCTTCGAAAGAGTACTTGATGATCGCGGCAATCCAGGCGGACGCGATCGCGAAGGGGATCGACAAGGCGACCACCGCGAACAAGTCGTTTGCACACTCTGCAAAAGAGGGCTATTCGTGGATGTCGAAGACTGAGAAGTCTGCGCTGAATGTGGCGAAATCGGTTTTTGATATGGGCAAGTGGCTTCTGAAGCTTGGCGCCATCGGCGGCGGCGTCGCTGGCTTAGGTGGAATTGTCGGCACGATGGGAATGCGCGAACTGGCCAGAGGCGCGGTTTCCGATCAGCGTGAAGCGCGCGGTGTCGGCGTCACCACTGGGCAGTACAAGGCTTTCTCCCAGGACTTCGGGCGGTACGTTGATCCGTCGATCCTGAATAAGGTCTCTAATGCGCAGAATAGCTACGAAGGCCGGATGTGGCTGGGTCAGGCAACTGGCTTCGACCAAAATCGAGTGACAAACGAGAGTCCGGACCAACTTGCGATTCGAGTATTGACGCGCGCGCACGAATGGTGGCAGAAGACTACTCCAGAGATGCGCACAGAAGAAAACATGCGTTCTACGGGTTTCTCTCAATCCGGTATGTCGCTTGAGGATATGCGCCGGATCGGCAACACGCCGATCGAAGAGCTGCGGTCCGCAGGAAAGAACTACGGCGCAGACCAAGGCGCGCTGAATGTCAGCGACAAATCAACGAATGCCTGGTACGAGTTTGAGAACCAGCTTCAGCGCGCGGGCAACACGATCGAGACGGCGCTCACCACCAAACTGTCTGAGCTAGCTCCGTCGCTGAGCGACTTTTCAAAGTCTCTGACGCAAGATGCGAGCAAACTGATTAATGACATTCTCACGCCCGAGAATCTGAAGGGGATTGAGGATGGGATAAGCTCGCTGACGAGCTACCTTGGCTCGCCACAATGCAAAGAGGACATCAAGAGTCTTGCAGCCTCCGTGAGCAGCATAGCCTCCGGTGCAAAAGGGTTTGCTGAACTCATCAATAAAGTCCTGAATCCGTTCTCGGATACGCCAGCCGCACAATCGGCTCAAGATCAAAAGCAGATCGGCGCAGGATTGAGCGCAGCCTGGGCAGATGTCAAGAACGGAAATCTGTCCGGCGCGTGGGAGAAGGTGAACGCGCCGTTGCCGGGGGCGCAGCCGCAGGGCACCATGCAAGAGAAGCTAGACGCGGTTCGTCACGGGCTCAACATGCCGTTGGACCCAAAGGCCCATCTCGCCGAGCTGAACAAGCAATATGGCCTGCCTGCAGGCACGCTCGAGGGAATGTGGAAGAAGGAATCATCCGAAGGGAAGAACCTGACCGGACCGAAGTTGAAAGGCGGAGATCAGGCTATAGGCGACTTTCAGTTCACTGCGGCCGCATGGAAAGACTGGGGAAAGGGCGGCGACCGCTTGAGCTTTAACGATGAAGCGGATGCCGCAGGGCGGTATATGTCGTCGCTCCAAAAGCAGTATAAAGGCAACATCGGAAAAGCTCTCGCGGCGTACAACTGGGGGCCTGGAAATGTGAACAAGGCAGTTGCGGACGGCGGCGAAAACTGGAACAACCGCCTTCCCAATGAAACCGCGAACTACCTTGCGCAGATTCTCTCCGAGATCAAGAGGCAAAATTCGTCCAAACCAGCGCTCAAAGTGACGAACAGCACCTCCGCTCAGGTAGCCATGCAAGCCAACGCTGCAGGGCTATGACATGTCGTTATCCGATACCGTTTCCGCAGCGTTTCGCAGCACATACGATCTTGCGTTTCAGATCTCGCCGATCATACTGAACGGAGGGATTGTCGCTGGAACGCTGGGCGGCATGATGCCAATCATCGGCCTGAATGGGCAACTCACATCGCTTGCATCAAGCGTTCTGACCGGAGGGGGGCTCAGCCTAGACGACTTCTATGCGAGGTTTGTTCCGCTGCCGGGAAGCGCGGTAATCAGCAACGCTATCGGAACGTATCCGTTCGCAAATCAGCAAGTGGCGGCGAATGCGATCATCACGCAACCGAGGCACGTTTCCATGATGATGATTGCCCCAGTGAAGGATGCATCGGGATACCTTTCGAAGCTGGCCTTGTTTACGGCACTGCAAACTTCGCTGCAGGCACATTGCAATGCGGGCGGGACGTTCCATGTTGCAACGCCTTCTTTCCTATTCACCGACTGCCTGTTAACGAGCATGACGGATGTGACGACGGGAGAGTCGAAACAACAGCAGATTCAATGGCAGCTCGATTTCGTGAAGCCGCTTGTCACGCAGCAAGCGGCGCTCGCGGCTTATAACGGACTGATGGGAAAGATCGCTGGTGGTGCACAGGTGCTGCAATCGTCGGCAGCAGGCACATCGATTTGGTCCAGCGCAGTGGCGGCTGCGGGGTCGGCAGTGCAGGGTGCCGTGCCGGGCATCACTGGCATGTCGGGTGCCGTCAATACGTTCCTATCGCAACCGTCATGACGACCCTTGTTCCATTCAACCCATCGAACGCGACGTCGCCTCCGTTCCAGGCAATTTTCATTCTTGATGGTCAGGCATATAGCGGCGTCGCAACGTGGAACCTCACTGCGCAACGCTGGTATCTGACGCTTCTGGACCAGAGCGGCAAACCTGCGTGGAGCGGCGCTCTTGTTGGCTCCCCATTGAGCGCCGATATTTTCCTAGCTCCCGGCATTTTCTCGAGCTCGACGATCCTGTATCGAGAAGATTCCGGAAACTTTGAAGTGACACCGTAACATGCGCTATTACGACATTGCCCTGAGCGACACCGGCAGCGCCACGCCGAACAAACGATGGACGTCTCATCCCGGTGGGATCTTCGACCCTGAGGCGCAGAATATCGAGTTTGACATCCCGGTCGCTGCCCTTGGGGCGCCGATGGGTGCGCAGAGGTTAACCATCGAAGGCATTTCGCTGGAAGACCTACAGCAGCCTCAAGCGTACACGGGCAATCAGCTGTTGATGAAAGGCGGGATGCAAGCAGGACTTCCGCTAGCAAACGCGAAGCAAGCCGGACCGTTGCTCGCCGGGCGGGTATTTCAGTCTTTTGCCAACTGGGAAGGCACTGAGATGACGCTCGATTTTGTGCTGACTCCGACGCAATACACGCCGAGCGAGCCTGGCAACTTCGTTTTGAACTGGGTGGCAGGCACCAAGCTATCGGACGCGTTGCAGCAAACGCTGTCGGTTGCCTTTCCTGATCTTCCAATCTCGATCAATATCAGCGACCAGATCGTCGCGAACCGGACGATCCCGCACGCGTCCAAAACGCTCACTGAGTTGGCGCAGTTCATTCTGCAACTGACCGACGGCCAGTTCCTGGGGGCGAGTTACACGGGTGTCAGCGTCGTGGCACAGAACGGCAAAATATTGGTCTTCGACTCGACCTACACGCCTGAAGCCATCCAACTGCAGTTCACCGATTTCGTTGGCCAGCCAGCATGGATCGACGTGAATCAGATGCAGCTCAAGCTTGTCATGCGCGGCGACCTTCAGGTCGGAGGGCGGATAAAGATGCCGCAGCTTACATATGCCAGCGATTTTGGTCCTGCAATCATTCCGGCAACCGCAGGAATAGTGCAGACGGCGGCGACGTCTGCTCCTTCGAGCTTGAACAATTCGCTAACCTTCCAGGGCACGTTCTCGATCATCGCAATGCGTCACATTGGCAACTATCGCTCGCCCGACGGCGCGAGCTGGGTCACCGTCGTCAACTGCGTTCCGGTTTCGTAGCATGGCCGACAACTATTCGAAGCTCTGGCTTCAAAACAGTCTGAACCAGGTTGCTATCACGCGCGCGCAACAGGCTATCGAAAGTCTGGGGCGAGCGCTTCCCTGTCGAGTGACGGCGGTGGAGGGCGCGATCGTGACCATCGCGTTCGAGATGGACACCGCGCCGTGGACACTTCCGCCAATCACGATTCCAAAGGCTGAAAGCCCGTGGATTCGGATGCCGACTCAAGTCGGTGACCAGGGCGTCACGATGCCGGCCGACGTCTATCTGGGCGGTGTGTCGGGCCTAGGCGTAGGCACCGCAGATTTCAGGCAGGCGGGAAATCTAGAGGCCCTGGTCTTCGTGCCGGTGAGCAACGCGAGCTCGCCACCGATCGACCAGGACGCCGCGCAAGTGCAAGGACCGAACGGCACGATTCTGCGCACGACAGAAGGTACGACGTCCTCAATCGTTACCGATCAGAATGGCACGACGATCACGTTTGGCACGACATCGCTGGTGATCAATGCGACCGGGATCACTCTGACGGTTGACGGCCAGACTTTCACATGGGGTGGTTCTCGGGCGGTCTCAACGCTTCCTATCCAGGCTCCTGACGTCGTATTACCGAACGGCGGCGTGAATGGCCATTATCACAGCGGTGTCCAGCACGGTAGCGACAACACCGATCCAATGACCGGCTAACAGGGAATTCCGAACATGCGGACTTGGGGCCGAGTATGGGACGAGGAGGGCGATGCGACGTGGGTGCTCGTCCAGACCGACGCGAACGGCTACAACGATAACGTTTACCTTACGGCGCTTTGTCAGGTCCTGAAACTGAACCTCGGTGAAAGCCCGTTCTACGCGAATTATGGCATTCCGGCGCAGCAGACCGTCATCACGCAGGTCTTCCCTGACTTCTATGTGATGCAGGTGCAGCAACAGTTCGCGTCCTACTTCGCATCGTTGACGATCATGCGCGTGCAGAATGTCTCGTCTCCAACTTATAACGTAACTGTCGTCACTCACAGTGGCGCAATTCTCACGAGAACTGTAGCGACATGAGCACGATCCCGCTTGTCATGACGGCTACCGGCCCCGTGCCGACGGCGCCCGCTACGCTTTTGCAGAATCTCATCAATGGTGTTGCGGCCACTAATCCGGGCTACACCGCGAATCTACCCGGTGGGCTGATTGAAGACATCTCATCGACGGACGTGGGCGCGCTAACGACAATCGATCAAGCTCGCGTGGATGCCGTCAACAGCGTCACACCTTACGGTGCTAATGCCTTCGTCCTTGCGCAACTCGGCACCCAATTCGGTCTTCCACAGGGAACGCCGACCAATGGCAATGTGCTAGTCGTTCTCAGCGGGCCATCAGGGTATGTCTTTGCGCCGGGCTTTACTGTTGGCGATGGCACGAATCAATATGCCCTACAGGATGGCGGAGTAATCGAGTCATCCGGCCAGACTTCGCAGCTCTATGCTGTGGCGACGAATAGCAATATCTTTGCGATTCCCGCGAACACCGTGACGCAAATCGTCACGACGTTGCCTGAGGAGTACGTCGACCTGATTACCGTGACGAATCCGCAGGCGGGCACGTCTGCGGCAGGATCGGAGAGCGTGCAGAGTTATAGATCGCGTGTGTTACAGGGCGGAATCGTCACTTCGACGGGGACGCCGGCATATCTGAAGACGTTGCTCGAGAAAGTTGTCGGTGTGCAGGCTCGGCTCATCTCGGTCAACCAGGTCACGGGCGGGTGGCAGATCATCTGCGGTGGTGGTGACCCCTATGCGGTCGCGAATGCGATCCTTCAGGCGGTACCCGACATCGCGACGTTGCAGGGCTCTCAGCTTGCGATCAACGGCATGACAAATGCCAACCCGGTGGTCATAACGACGAATCTCGCCAGTGGGTACGCGAACGCTTCGACGTTCGTGGTGGCGGGCGCGTCGCCGAGCGCGTTCAACGGCACATACACGGTTGCATCGGTATCGGGAGACACGATCACCACGACCACCAATGGCAGCGGTTTTGGCAGCTACGTCAGTGGAGCGAAGTTTTCGCCAAACCCACGAAACGTGAGCGTGTCGCTTTTTCAGAACCCGAACACGTACAGCATCCTGTATGTGAACCCGCCACAGCAGATCGTTACGCTGTCCGTCACCTGGAATACCACGCTGACTGACTTCACCTCTGGAACGACCGTCAATCAGTTGGCCGCACCCGCATTGCAGGCATATCTGAATTCTATATATGCTGGGCAGCCGATTAACGAGCTCGCGATGACCGCAGTATTTCAGGGCGCTGTTTCGACTATCATCGACGCGTCGAACATCACAACGCTTGAATTCTCGGTGGAGATCAATGGCAATCCGGTGAGCCCGACCGTTGGCACGAGCATCATCCCGTCGGACCCGGAGAGCTACTTCTTCTGTTCGAACACCGGCGTGACAGTGGCGCAGGGGTGATCCATGCAGATCGAGTCATTTTCGACCGCTCCGCTTCAGGGTGTCGTTCCCAGCTATCTGTATTGGGAATTTTCGGATGACGATGACTTGCAGGCATTCGTCGCCAACTTCAATGATCTCGCGCAGGGATACCTGGACTGGTTCAATCAGACTCCGCTGGCTGTCTATACGTCGCCGTTCATATACGGGCCGTTGCTCGACTGGATTGGGCGAGGGATCTATGGAATTAGCCGTCCTGTGCTGTCATCGACAGCTAACCTGAGGCTTGCCGGATACAACGAGAATCCGTACAACACGGTCAGTTACAACGGTCTCTTCTATTCGACGAATCAAACCGCGTCGGCATCGAACGATGACATCTACAAGCGGGTGATGACGTGGCATCTGTATCGAGGTGATGGACAGCAGTTCACGATGCAGTGGCTGAAAAATCGTATTAGTCGATTCGTGAATGGCGCGAATGGGATGGATTGGCCAGTGCTTAACGATCCGCCGAATATTACCGTGTCGGGGAATGTCTTCACGGTGACGTCGTACGACAGCGTGGCGTATCAGGCACTTCAGCTCTGCTACGCGAATTCGATCCTGGAATTCCCGTTTCAATATCAGCTCGTCTTTATCACGGATAGTTTCGTGAATGACGGCGGGGTGTTGTATCTGCCCATCGCGCTCTCATACCCGACTGATCCGACTGGATTGCCCGATGGAGCGGTGTGGTGGAACGGCGGGGTGATCTCGGTGATTCCCGGCGTGATCCCCGACCCGACAGCGCCGCCTCTGTACTTCGATTTCACCTTTCCGCCTGATCTGCTCGCTCTCGGTGGCGGAAATCTGCCTCTCACGAATCCCGGCTCTGGCACGGGTCAACTCTGGAACAACGGCGGCGTCGTCTCGATCGCCTGATACCTATGACCATCTTCATGTTCGCCAACAACGTCAATACGACGTTGGCGGGGCCGATTTCGCCCTCAGCAACCTCGCTCACACTCTCCAGCGCGGCAAATCTGCCCTCATCGATCCCGGCCGGGCAGGTGCTCGTGATCGGGCTCAATGATGTCGGAACCCGCCAGAACTTCGAGATTATCTATGCGACGTCGATTTCTGGTGCGACATTGAGCGGGCTGTTGCGAGCCCAGGAAGGCACGACCGCGCTTTCATGGGGAACGGGCGATTTCGCGTATAGCGCACCGACCGCCGGTCAGATGCGGTCGTTCGGTCAGATTTCGGAGCCAAACACGTGGAGCGGTGATAACACGTTCACCGAGCCGGTTGCCATTGCGCCGGCGGTGTCACCGGGGCAGGCGGTGAATATCGATCAGTTCCCCGCGATTCTGAGCAGCAGCAATGGATCGCAGACGTTTCCGTCTCTGGAGATCGGAACGGGCTTCATCCTCAAGTTCGGCGAGGCTGCAACGAATGGATCCGGGTCGATGATAGCCACCTTCGCCGATGCGTTTCCGAATAACTGGCTGACAGGAGGTGGAACCGTCGTAAATGGATCGGCCATCGTCAACTCCGTGACATTGCGCAGCCTCAACAAGACTGGCATCCAGCTGGACGTGTTGAATGCGGCTGGATCGCCAATCTCGGGCGTGAATGTCAGTTGGTACGCGCTGGGCTACTGATTATGACTGGCATCTACGGACTACCTCAATCGCTGACTGGCGATGAGATCGTGACAATTCTTCAAGAGCAGAACGGCCTGATGGTCAAGTGCTCAATGCGACTCTCCGATCTCGCATCAATCTGCTCATCGTCGTCCATGGCGTGGGCATCACAACTTCCCATCACTAAACCGTCCAACCCGGGCGTCGTTTGGAACGACGGCGGCGTACTCTCCATCTCCTGAGAAAAGCAAAATGAAGAAATTTCTCCTTGCGGTGCTTTTCGCACCGCTGGCGGCGCTCGCCCAGACATATCCATCGCCAACGTTCCAGAACCTCACGGTGCTTGGTACATCAACGGTTCCGTATTCGCTCACCTTCAATAATCCGAGCGCGACGACAGTAGCGGGCAAGCTGAATCAGATCGTCAACTTCACGGACTTCGCCCCGCATTGCGATGGATCTACCGCCGACAACACGGCGTGGAGTAACGCCATTTCGACGATCGGTTCTACGCCGACGACGCTCATCGTGTCATGCCCGTCGAAGATCAGTGCGGGCCTGACGTTCGCACCGAATACGCAGCTCGATTTTCAGGGCAATGGGAAGATCGTCGGCACGTCAGGAAGTGAAGTTGTCCAGGTGCAGCAGCAGATTCTCGCAGGTCGGACCCAGATCTTTTCGAACTTGACGCCGCAGGCTGATGTTGGAATGACTGTGTATCCCGAATGGTTTGGGGGCAGTATCTCGGCATCGGATTCATCGTCCGGCTTCAACAGCGCATACAGCTTTCTGCAGAATGTCGGTGGTATTGTTAGCGCCGCGGCTGGTACCTACACCTGGCAGCACACAGTCAATGTCAAGGCGAACATTGCGCTGATCGGCGCAGGGCAGGGCGCCACGAACATCAACGTCACGGGTACGAACGTCAATGGCATTAACGTGGCGGGATCCCTCGGTACGCCGCTCGCATTGCCGTCCTTGTCGAAATTCAGCATTACGTCTGCCACGCCAGGCACATCGAACATCGGCATCAACCTGTCCTATACGGCCCTTGCGACACTGAGCGAAATTCAGGTCAACAACTTCTTTGTCGGCATTGATATGGAGTGCGCGACGAATACGTTGTTCGATCACATGGGGACAACGTACACGTCGTCGGTCAACGGCTTTATCGGCTGGGATATTTATGGCAACGGCTGCACGGGCGGCAATGCATCGTCTGTCTGGCGTGATACGTACGTCCAGGGATCAGGGGCATATAGCGGACCCACCGGGCAAATCGGCTATCACGCGCACGGCAACTACGTATCGGATCTGTACTTCGATAACGCGCAGACCGCTGAAACCAACTATGGCTATTACTTCGACTATTCGACGGCGACGGCCGGCGGCTATGCCGATGTGATCATTCATAACCCGGTGGTCGATGGTTTCACGACGCAAGCGATTTTTGCCAACGCGATCCCGGCGCAACAGATGCTCACGATCTTGGGCGGCTGGCTGAACCCGGTGAGCATGCTTGCGGAGACCGACGGCATCTACTGCAACAACTGCGTTGGTTCGCTGCAAGCTTCCAATGTGCAGATCGGCGGGGAAGCCAACTATGCGTATGCGGTCGGTGTTCGTCTTATCAACACGACTAATGCGAAGATCTCAGGCAGCGCGTTCAACGACAACAAATATGCGATTCAGGAAACCGGATCATCGCGCAACGTCTATACCGGGAATTCGGTCTACAACACGTCTGCGCACTCGGGCTCTGCTGCAATCAGCGTCACGGGATCGAGCGGTTCGATCGTGTCCAACAATACGATCGATGGGTACAACACATACGGCATCCTGGTCGACGCAACCTCGTCGTCGGTTTCAACGCTGAACAACACGATCAATAGCGCCAACATCGGCACACCGATCCAGAACTCGGGGTCGAGTCCGATTGGGAGTGGCTGGACGGGGACGGGGGCTGGCGTTCTCGCCACGTCGCCGAGCATCTCTAGCCCAACGATCACGGGATCGTTGACGGCCACTGGACTGGTGACGACATCTGACCTCGCCACTCAGGCGGCAAACACGGTTCTTGCGAACGTGACCGGATCGACCGCTAGTCCGACGGCATTCAGTATGCCGAGCTGTAGCGGCAGCACGTTGAGCGCGCTGCAATGGACGTCCGGCACGGGCTTCACGTGCGCGACGCCTTCCTCGACCGGATCTGGATCGGTTGTTTTGGCGACGTCACCAACACTCACGACGCCCAATCTCGGTACGCCTTCCGCAGTGACACTCACGAACGGCAGCGGCTTGCCGATTTCTTCGGGCGTTTCCGGATTGGGCACGGGCGTAGCGACGGCGCTTGGAAGTGCCGTTACCGGATCGGGTGGCCCCGTACTGGCAACCTCACCGACGATCACGACACCGACGATCACCGGGGTGACGAGTGGCAGTTGCGCATCCTCGGGCAATGTCGGTCAGTGTGTTTCATCGAACATTCCGAACGGTTCGGCGGTTTCGCTGTCGAGCGGGACTGCATCGAACGTCACATCGATTTCATTGACGGCAGGAAACTGGATTGCCGCTGGCAATGTGTGCTTCTCACCGGCCGGATCGACGACTAGCAATTATGCCCTGGCTGCTTTGAATACCGTCTCAGCACCTGCATTGCCGACGACGCCGAACGGTGGCGCAGAGCACAACCAATCTGCGGCAATTGTGGCGTCGAACGGTTCGTACTGTCTTCCGACGGGCACGGCGCTCTATACGGTGTCGGGAAGTACCACGCTTTACCTAGTTGCCTTCAGCAACTTTTCTGTATCGACGATGACGGCTTACGGCTATATCTTCGCGATGCGCTTCAATTGATCTGATCGCCGCTCACGAGGCGGCTTTCTCGATTACGGGGTTCCTGTGACAACTCACGACGAAACTATTTCTGCGATTGCAGGGAATGAGCAACGAATAGCGGTACATGAGGCCGTGTGTGCCGAACGCTACAAGGGAATTCTCGACTCGTTCAAGCAGGGTGATGGACGGATGCAGCGCATCGAGAAACGGTCGCAGAGGATCGAATACATCATCTACTTTCTGATTCTGGCCGTACTCATAGGACCGTCCAACGCACTCCATTTCGCCGAAATGGTGTTCAGATGACACCCGCAGAATTCATCGCTGCTATCGCTCCGGCCGCGCGCACATCGATGCTGTCGACGGAGATCCCGGCCAGCTTCACGGTCAGTCAGGCTGCATTGGAGTCTGCGTGGGGCGCGCACTGTCCTGGGTTCAACCTGTTCGGGATCAAGGCCGATCCTTCGTGGAAAGGTCTCTTCACGTCGCAGGTCACGAATGAAGTCGTCAACGGCAAGACGATCAAGATCACGGCCAAGTTCCGCGCTTACTCGGATTGGCTCGGCTCGATCGACGATCACGCGCAATTCCTGTTGACGAATCCGCGATACAAGTCGGCATTCGCATACACGAGCGGCGCGACGTTCGCGAAGGCGATTCAAGCGTGTGGTTACGCGACGGATCCTCAATATGCGCAGAAGATCATCGCGATCATCCGTGCGCACAATCTGTCGGTGCTGGACATCACCGCCTCATCCTGAGTTTGCGCATTCGCGCAATTTCGCAAAGAGCCGCCTTCGAGGCGGCTTTGTCGTTTCTGGAGCATCCAATGACCCGTTGCAGCCATGATGTGCCGCTCGAACAACCGTGTGACGCGTGCCCGGCCGAAGGGCTCGCTAAAGTGACGCGCGCGCACACCGAAAAGGAAACGCTTTCGGTGTCCGTCAATATTCCGGAACACGCCGAGCGCAAGACAACGGCGTTGTTCGAACGGACCCGCAAGGAGCTGATCGAGCGCGAAGGCGGGCGCTGCTTCATCTGCAACGCGACCGCCGCAGAGTCCGGCCATCCCCTTGAGGCTCATCATCATCCTATCGAACGCTCACTGGCCGAGCTGATCGACTGGGACCGCTTCAAGGTCGATGCGCAATCCTGCTATTGGGGCGAGCGCATCAAGGCATTCGACTGGGGCAACTTCACCGACTGGACGCAGTTCGTCGACGACATGACGGTCAACGGCATGTTGCTCTGCAAGGCGCATCACATCGGTAAAGACGAGGGCATTCATGCGATGCCGTTTCCGCTGTACATCGCGCAGAAGTACGCGAAGGAGGGCTACCAGTTCTCCGATATCGAAGTCATCCACCACGCAATATAGGGCTCAACATGCCAAACACTTCTAGCCTAATCACAGGCGGCCTGACCGTCGGCGCCACCCAGCTCGTGCCCGCAGTCGAGTGGGTTCTCTCCGGGTGCCATGGATCAGTTCCCGAGAGCGTCTCGACGCTCATCGCGGGGCTTCTCGCGGCCGGCATCCACGCGGCATACAACACTGCCGTCGCACGCGGCGCAACCAAGCAGTAATCCTGGCCGGCAGGGTCAAATCTAAAAGGATCTATCATGAGAAAAATCATTATCGGCTGCATAGTAGCCACCGCGGTCGCTCTTGCGGGCTGCTCAGCTCAGCAGATTCAAACGACTCAGACGGCTGCGCAAAAATTCCAGGCTGATGTCACGCTTGCGTGCAACATCTTTGAGCCTGCCATCGCGCCGTGGGCGCCGCTTTTCGTTGGAAACCCGGCATTTTCCGCTTTTAACATCGATGCGACTGCGGTTTGTGCCGGGAATGCCTTGCTGAACTTGGCCTCGGTCTCGAATGTGGTAAACAGCTCGGGCGCTGCCGCGCAGGCCGCGATCGCACTGATTCCAGGTCTGACGCCGCAGCAGGTCGCGCTCGCGCAAAGTGTCGTTGGCGCCTTGGCAGGATCGCTGAAGAACGCCTATGCGGCGTATCAGTCCTCCGTAAGTTTGACGACATCGATGAGGTGA